GATCCACTCCCTCCACCACCGTGCTTCTTCTTGTAGTTCTTCTTCGCCTCCATAATGACCTTCTTAAGACCGTCGCCCTTCTTATAGCTACCGTTCTTCTTCATACGCTTCATCGTCGCCTTGACGTGGCTGAGCCATCTGTTTGCCATTTTATATAAACGCACACAAGAATATTCGACTCCGACTAAATAACAATCGACTTATCACCCGTAACAGGATTCGAATCGTATATAGGGGATGTGTGTGCCATAGGCTGAAAAGAAACACTCGGGTCGGGAAGAACTGCGCGTTTTGCCTCGACCGGCTTAAATCTCAAATTTTCAGGCTTTAGAACTATGCTTCCCGTCTGGAACTCTTCAACGTATAACTCCATCATGTCGTCCAAAGATCCGTAGTTCATCAAATTCCATTGGCAGCCATATCCAAAAAGAATTGTTGGATTATTATTTTTTAGGTCAGGCGTTGCGTCTGGAACCACCATACATATATTCTTTCTATTTGAATTAACTAGCTCTTCGTGATCGTATGGCTGAGATGCCTGGGTATATGTTAGTCTACGAAGAAAGGATGTATTCCACGAAAGATTAACAAGTTCATCAAATTTATTTGATTTAATGTTACCTCCCGATACAATGATAAGCTTTCCCATAAACTCAGACATAGCAGTCTGTGCGAGATTTTGACGAGCATGCGCGTAATGGGGAGAAAGGAGATAGGCTCCAAGCGTGTCCTTTATTTCAGTAGCTACAGCATCAATTGTATTGGACTTATCTGTATGGATGACCAAACTTAAAATGAAGGGATCGCTTGATAGGGATGTTTCTACAGCATTGAAGGCAGTATTGGCGATGGCACGTAAACATTTTTGGAACGAAACCGTATTCTTTGCGTAGTCATATCCGATAGCCTCGTTCTTTAATCCAACAACTGGTTTATCGTCACCTCCAGAATAGATATCTAGTTCCACAAGTCGAGCGCCGGCCTTAATTACTAGAGCAAGAACACCGTCAGAGATATAGTCGTAGGTATACGTGCTAGGAAAGACTGAATACGCAGAGGAAGCAACGAAATAATCACAGAGTTTGGTAGTGTCCTTGTCTGTTACTCCGAGTGGATTAAGTGAGGTAACCTTTGAGTATGTCTTCATGGTGGTGTTTGCGCGAGCCATGGTTACCGCACTATTTCCTCCCAGTGCCGGCATAATAAAGCTAGTCACGACTAAGAAGATTACATACATTCCAAGCAGAGTAACTAATATAATATATGGCGTATCCATTTGTTAATTCCTTTTAAAAAGAAGACGGCGAAATGTATTTATAACATCATCAGGAATTCTATCTTCCATCGAAACTTCGGTTAGACAGGCATAATGAAAGTATAGACAATACATGCCGCATTCTGTGTCTTTGAATTGATGTTTGGTTGAATTATATGATGCTATCATTTCATCGTCATGAACTCCAGTTTGGTCCCATTGTTCTTTCCATCTCTTCATTAGAGTTTGAATTTCCCTTTCAGGTTTGTGGGAATAAGAATCGAAGTATGTGATACGACCATGTTGTAGTTCAGGACGGATATCGCAAAATAAGGCAATCCAATGTTGCCCGGGGCCTGTATGAACGTCTGTATTAAAGACGATACCGATGCGAGTCTTACCCTTCTTGTATAGACTACGAATGTCGATTGAACATAGGGCATCTACTAGACATTTTCCTGTTTCTGATTTTAAATCAAAGTCTATGGGAATACATCCAAGAAAGGCATAGCTCGGAAATAGACGTGTGTATTCCTTTTCAACTCTTTCTATATCAAGAGAAGAAAGCCAGTCAGTTGGTTTTGTAATCCAAGAATCAGGAGCCTTTGGACGATTTATCATATGCGCTATGATGCATTCTGACCTCCCTGTCTGGCATTTTTTATGAAAGCGTTGCCTTAGACTGTTCCATACCTCGTCTGTTGAGCCAGTTTCTATAGGTTGTTCTAATGGATGCTCGGCGTTATATATCTTTCGAAGGTGTTCAATTTCTTCTGATCCGAACATATTTGTATTAAAAACGGATTCTAATATTACAGAAAGAAGCAGCTCTTCGGACTACATCTGTCCGGTGTTTTCAGAGTTTAGCTGAGCATATAAGGTTCCCCATTTTGCGTTCGTATCGCTTACTAGGGTGAAGGTATGCAATGGTATTACAAAATCTCGCCTAATGATGCTGTCCTCAGCAGCCAAGTAGCTGCCACCTGTTAAGTGGTGGCTGTGAACGCTGATATGGAGGTAGTCTCGAACTACTACAGCTACGTGCGGAATAGAGCACATAGCTTCGGAGAAGATAAATCTACGAAAAGGAATGACACTGTTGAATGAGTTGGCTTAGGCTAATGAATGATGCATGCGTCGTGGACATGGCTAAAGTCATGACATTAGTTGCAGCGCACACGGCTGTAGACTGGGAAGTGTATGTTAACAGAATACACGTTGGCCAATATATTAAGGTCTGAAAAAGGAGATATCAATAATTGGGATATCACAGTATTATGCGAGGGAATGGTGCATAATACCTTAGATGCCGCAAGGTATTTTTGAATTAAAATGGAATTGTCTTTAATAAAAAAGAGTAAGTAACACCATGGACCAGCCCAAGAAGAAGAAGGTTACCCCGCCTCCGTCCCCCATCTGCGAGGGAGTTGTCCAGCCCGCCAAGAAAAAACGCGTCTGCTCAGGATGCATTGAGAACCAACCCAATCAAATCGCCCACTACGGCGGGTGTATGCCCGATGTTTATGCTGGCGAAACCTGGGACGAGCTCTTGAAACTCGAGAAGTAGAAAACCTGTCCTTTCAGCCAGAAAACGGATTTTTTCCCGTAAATCTTCAGTCATATAAAAGATGGCTGCCGAGGATGTTAACAATCTTCGCGAGGCTGTTAGCCGCTATCGCACGGTAGACGACCGGATTCGCGATCTAAACCGCCAGGTGTATCCTCTGCGCGAACAGCGCAAGATTACCGAGCTCGAGATTGTAGATATCCTTCGTCAGCCGCAGTTTGCGACGGTAACAAAGCTCGACATCCGCGAGGATGGCTCGAGCATCAAGATTAAGAAGCCTCAGATGTGGAAGTCTGCATGGTCTCTGTCAAAGGGTGAAATGCGAACGCTTATTACTCAGTATTTTGCGAGCACCAACGCTCCGACTGCTGAGGAATGCTATCGCTTCATCACCGAGACGCACGACCGCACTCTCGTCCGCGACACATTCTCTATTGAGCGTGTCGTTCCGGATGTAGAATGAAAATGGACTTTGATATAAGAAGCTTTTTATTTGTAAATGATGGAAGCCTATAATCCCTTCAATGCAAAAAATCGGATGTTTGTCCAACGGGATATACATCTGATTCTACACAAACATAGTTGTAATCACATAGTTCAAAACACAGCCATATTTCAGAATGCCATGATTCATTCGTCCTATGTCAAACGAAGCGAGTATACAACTCCTACTGGTGATATTGCTCAGCTTGCAGAACGTCCTGTTGATTGTATCGATTTATTTCCAGAATCATACGAACGTCTAGAACATCTCGGAGATTCTGTTCTGGGAGCAGCAACAGCAACATATCTTTCTATTCGATTTCCATCCCAACAAGAAGGGTTCCTAACGAATCTTCGAAAAGAAATTGTTTGCAATAATATGCTCGGTGAACTGACTCAGAAGATCGGCTTGAATCAATTCTATGTTATTTCTCGACACAATGAAGATGCATGTAATGGAAGATATAATGTTAAGAAGTTAGGTGACATTCTCGAAGCATTTATCGGTGCTCTCTGGATTGATTCTGAATATAACTTTCAAGTTGTATACTCTTTTGTGGTATCTCTTATTGAAACCTATATTGATATTCCTGGATTGCTTTTGAATGATACAAACTTTAAGGACCAGCTACAAAAGTTTTGTCAGACTAAGTTTCATTATACACCAACCTATAAGATGGTATCTTCTGGAACAGGATATACTATGGCTGCGCTTGATGGCAAAGGAAAACAGATTGGTATTGGAACTGGAACTACAAAGAAACAAGGAGAACAGCTTGCTGCTGAAAATGCTCTGAAGATCTTTAAAAACGGAATTTGAAATTATAGAAATACAGTTCTCATCCCCCCGCAGCCGCCATGGACCCCGTCATCGCCGCCGCCCCCGCCGTCACCACCACGCAGAAGCTACTCGTGCGCGCCGCCGCCATCCTCGCCGCCCGCTGCGCGGTGCTG